AAATAAACGGAGATGTGAGAATATTTTCTTCTAGAGCAATTATGATTACTTGGACATCTTCTCCTTTGAATGAATTTAATAAAAAGGTTAATTTAAAGAGTATTGAATCTTTTCATACTTGGGTGAAGAACAAGAGCAATGAACTAAATTCTTTAGTTAAAAATGTCGCATAAATATAATAATAATTTTTTAGTGATAAAAAATAAATTTTTATATATATCGGAGAATTACATGAGAAAAATTTTTTTCTTAGTAATTGTTTTTATTTTTTCATTTCTAGAATCAGTAGGGACTGCAAATATTGTAGTGGTAGAAAAACCTCAAAAAAAGAAAATGCAATCATTCTCAGTTAATGAGAAGGATGAAATTCATTGTCTGGCAAAAAATATATATTTTGAGGCTGCGGTGGAATCAACTGCCGGTAAACTTGCTGTTGCATTAGTAACATATAATAGAACACTATCCAAGAATTTCCCTAATACCATTTGTGATGTTGTTCACGATTCTAGAAAAGATTTTCACAACAACCCAATTTTAAATCGTTGCCAATTTAGTTGGTATTGTGATGGTAAACCAGACATTCCTTTTAATGGTCCTGTTTGGAAGGAAACTCAAAAATTAGCAAAATGGTTTTATGTAAATCGTGAAAAAATTCCAGATATAACTGATGGCTCAACACATTATCATACGAATTATATAAAAAGACCATATTGGTCAAAAGTTTACGCAAAAACAGTGTCAATTGACAAACACATTTTTTACAAGGAATAACATAATGATAAAAGATTTAGATGTGAAAATTCCTCAACATGAAGAAGGTAATCCTGCTGAAAATTCTCTAGGCGGCACCGAACTTGTTACAATGGAACTTTTTCGAAGATTACCTCAGAAATATAAAGATGCTTTCCAGATAATAGTGTCAAGAGTTATGAAAATAGATGAAGATAAACCAAAATTGTATTGGTTACATGATCTTGCACTAGATCCTGCACACTCCTTATTGAAAGATTCGAAATCATTAGACATTTTTGAAAAACTTATTTTTGTTAGCCATTGGCAAATGGAACAATTTAATACTTATTTAAAAATTCCATACTCAAAGAGTGTTGTTATTAAAAATGCTATAGATCCAATAGAAAAACATGAAAAGGAAAAAACAGATAAATTAAATTTGATATATGCATCAACACCTCAAAGAGGATTAGATGTTTTGTTATATGCTTTGACAATGTTAGAACGTGACGATTGGCATTTAGATGTATATTCAAGTTTTAAACTATACGGTTGGCCTGAGAATGATAAACCTTTTGAGAAACTTTTTGAAATATGCAATGAACATCCAAATATCACTTATTGGGGATCACAACCTTATAGTGTTGTACGTGAAGCGTATAAGAAAGCACATATATTGGCATATCCTTCAACTTGGCAAGAAACGTCTTGTCGGGTTGCTATGGAAGCAATGAGCGCAGGTTGTGCTGTTGTCACATCTAATTGGGGGGCGTTGCCTGAAACTTGTGGCGAATTTGCTTATATGAATCAGTATAATGAGAATAAAGTTGAACATGCCGAAGCATTTGCAGATAATTTAGAGAATGTCATGGATGATTATGGTTCAGATGCTATGAAAAAAAATCTTGACATTCAGGTGGAATACAGTCATAATAACTTTTGTTGGGATAAAAGAATCAATCAATGGATTGAATTTTTAGATAATTTGATTTACGAGATGGACCATGATAGTGAAAAGTAAGATGGTGAGAAAAAATAGTAAGGCTATTAGAGAGTCAGTATCCTCAAACCGTAAAAAAAATGAACCAGTTTTAGATGAAAAATCTACGTTAAAAGATATTACGGAATGTATGAAATGGTACTCTGATTTTTGTGATTCTTCACAATCAAAAAAATGGTTGCTTGAATATATGCAAAATTCTGGTTATACTAAAGAAAATATCGCTAAGGTAAAATCTCTATCTTGGCATAAATCAGGACTTGAAATTGAAAATGGAAATATTATAAATTTAAAATTTGCAGGATTTGTTTCTAGATTGTATAATAGAGGTTATAAAAAAATTATTCCTGAAAATTATACTATTAGAATGAATCTTGTAATAGATTATTGTATAAAAACTAGAGCTATTAGTTTTTCTTCTGTTTCTGCTAATGTTCAGAATGAACCATCAGATGTTGACAATAAGTCAATTCAAGAACATATCAAGTCTCAAGTCAGTAATTTGTGCGGTGAACTTGAAGGTGAGTTAGATGATTTCTATGATAATGGTTTTAAAACAAATTTAAATGTTTATGAATGGTTGAAGCAAAAAAATGTTAAAGGACTTATAGCGAAAAAAATAGGTGAGGAATTTAAGCCTTTATTCGAAGAAATTTCCAATATTGAAGTGGATGATGATCTGAGAGAAGCATATAGTCATCTTAAAAAAAGTCAACGTAAAAAATATTTGGATTTTCTGAATACTTTGATTGGAGATTGTGATAGATATTCTTCAAATCAAAATAAACAGAGAAAACCGAGAAAGAAAAAACCTATTACTGTGGATAAAATAGTTTCTAAATTAAATTGTAAAATTGAAGATTCTGAATATAAGATAAAATCTATTGATTCAACTCAAATCATTGGAGCTTCTGTACTTTGGGTTTTCAATGTCAAATACAGAAAATTAGGAATTTATACTTCATTGCAATCCGATGGGCTAACTGTTAAAGGAAGTAGTATTCAAGGATTTGATAAAGAAAAATCTGTTCAAAAAACAATAAGAAAACCTGAAGATGTTTTGAATTTGATACTGAAAGGTCCAAAAGTTTCTACACGCAAATTTTTCGAATCTATTAAATCTAAAGAACAAACATTAACTGGAAGAATTAATAATGAAACTATACTGTTACGTGTTTTTAAATGAAAACTATAAAAATTCTACCAAAAGAAATTTTTAAATTTGAGTATGATGAAAATAGTTCACTAGAAAAGTTGGTTTTCAATATTCTTTCTGAAAAGAAAAATACTTATAATCCTAAATCTAAGTATCAAAAAATAATTGATTTTGAATCCTATCCTGAAGATTTTCAAAATTTTTTGAATGATAGTATAAAATTCACTTTGCTAAGTGAAAAGGTGAGATATGAATCGTATTCGATACCTTTAAATTGGATTAATGTTTTAGATAAGGATATTAATTTTCATAATATACATTCTCATCCGAATAGTATATATTCTGGGGTTTATTATTATGAGACAATTAAAAATGATTCTATTTGTTTTTATGATACCGAACCTGCTGTTGGAACAATCCTAGACGTAATAAGAGAAGATTTAAAACCTTATTATAAAAATAAAGATCGAATTTTTGTTAAATCTGGTGATTTACTGATTTTTAGATCTTATTTTTTTCATGGAGTTGATGAATTTTATATTCCCACTAATTCAAAAATTAAACGAATCTCTTTTTCTTTCAATGTGGATCTGCAGGGAATCGGTTCTGTTGAAAGATTAACATACAGGTAAAATATTATGATACTTCTTGATTATTCTCAAATTGTTATCGCAAATGTGATGACTAATCCTAAAGATATGGGTGTTGATTTTATTCGACATCTTGTATTGAATACCATTCGAATGTATAATCAAAAATTTAAAGAAGAATATGGTGATCTGATTATTTGTTGCGATGGATCTAATAATTGGCGCCGTGGTTATTTTGAACATTATAAAGCAAGTCGTAAAACAACTAGAGATAAATCCGAATTTGATTGGAATGAATTGTTTAGAATATTACACTTAATTCGTGAAGAACTTGATGAATACTTTCCTTACAAGGTTCTTCATTTGGATGGTGCTGAGGCAGATGATATCATTTCCGCATTAACTATATATACTAGTGAAAACAAAGTGATGAATGGTCTGTTTGAAGAACCTGAACCTGTTTTAATTTTATCCAGTGATAAGGATTTTCAGCAACTTCAAAAATTTGAAAATGTTAAGCAATACTCCCCTTTAAAGAAAAAATTCATCAAAACAAGTAATCCTAAGCAATTTCTCAAAGAACATATAATGCGTGGAGATACGAGTGATGGGGTTCCTAATTTTTTATCAGATGATGACGCTTTTGTGTCAGACAATAAACGTCAAAAACCATTATCTTCTAAAAAATTAAGTGTTTGGCTTGAAATTGATCCTGAAGAATTCTGTGAAGGTGAAATGTTGAGAAATTACCGCAGAAATGAAATGTTAATAGATTTAACTAAAATACCGACAAAACTATATGATGAAATTATCAATACGTATGTAAATAAAAAAGATGTGGGACGAGGAAAACTTTTCAACTATTTTGTTAAAAATCGTCTTAAAAATTTAATGGAAAATTTAAATGAATTTTAGGAGTAATAATGCCGTCTAGAATAACTAGTGACATATTAAAAACTGCAAATAGTTTCAAAGATGATGATGCTAGAATGCAGTATATTAGAGAAAACGCTACAATAGCGGTAAAAGAAATGATCAATATCAATTTTAATCCAAATGTAAAATTTTTATTACCAGAAGGTAGTCCAGATTTAAATTTTGGTGAAGAGGGTGAATTTAGACCAAAGAATAACTATTTTCCCAATAATTCTTCTGGTGATGATGGCGCAACTTTAAATTATGAAATACGAAAGATGTATTTATTTGTTGAAGGATCATCTCCTGAAAATATTACACAATTGAAGAGAGAAACTTTGTGGATACAATTATTAAATTCTTTAGGATCTGATGAGGCTGAGGATATATCACTATGCAAAGATAAAAAATTACATGAGAAATATAAAAATATAACTCATGAATTTTGTCATAAAGCATTTCCGGAGTTTGTTAGTCAACCCCAAGAAAAACTTAAAAGAGATACTAAAGGGCGTTTTTCTAGGAAGAAAAAGGAAGAATGATGAAAGTATTAATGTATTGTTCTGGAATAAATACAGAATTACGTCCCTTTTCAGATATGATGCCAAAGTCATTGTTGCCGATAAAAGGAAAACCGATTCTTTATCATAATTTGGATTGGTTGCACAAGTTCAATGTCGAAGGTATAGTTATTAGTTCCTCTTATCGACATAATCAATTAAAGATGAAATTAGATTCATATAAATCAAGTATTCCTATACATTTACACAGAGAACCTAAAATTGTTGGAACTGCAAAAACGTTAAAAAATATGCACTATAAATTTGATGACGAACCTTTTGTGTTTCTGCATGGAGATGTTTTGTATGATTTTAATTTAGATGAAGTATATTCCAAGCATAAAAAGAAGAATAACACAATATCATTGATTTGTCATAGAGGGAAAGGAATTAATAGAAATAAAAATATTGTAAAGATGCAAGAAAATAATGAAAATAATATTGACAAAATTATTGTTAAACCTTATTATACTTCTGAGTATGAGATGATTATGACTTCAGGAGCATTTATTTCAAATCCATCAATCCATTCAAAAATAACTGATAAACATTATGATTTAATTGACGATTTATTACCAGAGATGGTATCTGAAATAGACATTACAATAGAACAAAAAAATAAAATATTTTATAGTTCTAATGATTATATGCGAGAATGTAAAACTTGGTCTTCATATGACTTTATATATTATTAGGATGAAATGAGACAGATAATTCAAAAAAATGAAAAAATCAATAAAACTATTCCAGACCGTGTCATTGTTGTGAATGGTCACTGTAATAACTTTTTTAAAAAAGTTATGCTCATTGAATTGCTAGAATTTTTAAAAAACAAATTTAAGGATTGTTTTATCATATATGCAACACATTTGCCTGTTGATTTAGAAATTTATGATTATGTTGATTATGTTGTTTATAATAAAAATAATCCTATTTTTAACAAGGAAATAAACACAGATTTTTCAAAAAGCTCATGGTGGTGGAATACCTGGACATATAGAGGTGATAAAAATTTAAGATTGATGAGAAACCAGTTATACCATGGTTATGCCCATCATATGCTGTTGAATGATTCTACGGCATTGGCAAAAAATCAAAGGATAGAATTTATTCATTATGTGAATTACG